CCGTATCTGTGTACGCCGTCATTAAACAGACTTCCCATGATGCGGAAATACTGACCCTCTGTCAGCTCCACTCCGGTCAGTGCTCCGTTTTCGATTGTGAACGTTCCCTCATACTTGGGGTAGCCACTGCCGTCTGGTTTACGGTTGAACCAATTCTTCAGGTACTGGCAGATTTCAGTCAGCATTTCCTCATCTCCTTTTCAGGATTATTTTAAGGTCAGTGTAGTATTGCCTGCCGCCTGGGCTCTTCCCTGTGCATCTACGGATGCTACAGTGATCTTGGTGTCGGTTGCCTTCGGGGTGATGTCAGCGGGCGGAGTGATCTCTGTCCAGCCTGCGCCGAGCTTCTGACCGTAAGTTACTGCCGGAGCCGTAGAGGCTGCGCACTTGTAAACATATTTTTCACCAGCTCCGGGAGCGTATGCGCTTACTGCGATGTTGGAGCCTCCGTCTGCTGTGCCTGCGCTGGAAGTTACGGTGATACTCTGGAGAGTCGGCGTGGCGTCAATCTGACCAACTACTACGCCGTCAGCATACTCAACAAGGAACTGCACACCGGACATGACAAGACGCTCGATCTGAGCTCTCTGGTCGTTCTGGGACAGGTGAGTACCGATAAAGCCGGACTCATCAGCAGTAAGATTGAAGGCCTGTGCTACTTCGCCGCTCATGGTGATGTAGTACATAATCAGGTTTTCTTTTGCGGTGGAATAAACTACGTTCTGCGGGATCTGGCTGGACATGATTACGGTTCCAAGGCCAAGGAAGTCCTCGATGTAATTCATGCCGAAAGCAGTCTGCACGCTGATGGAAGCGGTTGCCAGATAATCAGCAATCGTCAGCGGGTTAATGAAGTGGACAGTTTCCACGGCGTCATTCTCGAACAGAACCTGCAGCTGTCCCCAGGTCTTGGCAAGCACTGCCTGCAGCGTGGTAGCACCGACCGCAGTATTTCCAAGGTCTGCGATTGCAGTGAAGAAATCCGTCCTGATGCCCTTCTGGACGTCCTGAATCATCTTGTTGTCGGTCTCGATCTGTGCTTCCTGATAGCCGCTCTTCTTGATGGCCTCGGCGGTAACAGCCTTGCGCCACTTCTTCAGGGTGATCTCACCGAATGCTTCTTTGGTGCGCTCGTACTGGGAAAGCGGGATGATGTCGCCTTCAGGTACCACGCCGCTATGAAGCGTTCCGGCGGTCTTGTAAATATACATTGTGGTTCCCTCTGCCATAGGGATCTTCCGGGTCACGCCCAGAGCCTTCATCAGGTTGGCAAGGGAAAAGCTGGAAAATCTGTTAACAAAATCTACTTCTCTGGCTTTCACCATCTGCTGTGTGGTGATTACATTGTTTTCTGCTCCCATTGTTTGCTCCTTTCTCAGAATCCGAATAACTCATGATTCTCTGCGATTGCCTTCTGCCGCTCTGCAGTGTCTGCAATCTTCATGATCTCGTCTTTGGTTTTTCCGTTTCCGCCAGTGTTTGCAGGCGGGTTCGGTGTCTGGGCTCCCTGTGTGCCGCCTTTTACGACATATTCCGCCCATTCCTCTTTTGCTTCTTTTATGTGCGTCTTGGCTTCCTTCAGCTTGCCGTCCTCATCCAGTTCCAGGCCGGACCAGTTTGCGTACTTCAACGCCTTTTCGATGCCCTTCTCGTTGAGGTTCGCATCCTTCAACGCTTCACGGTATGCCTTTTCCTTCGCCGCTTTGGTTTCCTTCTCGGCAACCTCGGCTTTGAAATCTTCATACTCTTTCTTCAGCGCATCGTAGTCCTTACCTGCAGTGGCCTTCTTCAAGTCGTCCAATTCCTTTTGAACGCTCTTGAGTTTGTCGGCGGTTTCGTGATACTTGTCAGCATCCCCACGCACTCCGGTGATTGTCTCTGTGTGCGCTTCGATGATCTGCTCGATCTTGTCCGCCTCAATTCCCATAGCGGACAGCATTTTTCTGGTTAAAGCCATGTGTAAAACTCCTTTCCTTTGGAGGTCTCTTCCAACGTTTCCTTGTGGAAGAAAAAGAGCCACTCAGTACGTTTCCTTGTACCAAGCGGCTCTAATTGCCCTGTCCTCGCTCACTCCTTTGAGCGGTGCGGTATGTAATTTTTCTGGTCTGCTCTGCCACGACAACGCCATCCTTGTTGCGATAGACAACAGCATCATTCCCACGCCTTAGAATGGTTTCTATTGCTTTGATTGCGTCATCGGTAATTGTGACGTTCAATAAGCATCCCTTCTTTCCTGATTGTAACAAAGATTCAAGTATCCTGCAATATTTTCAGTACAATTTCCTTGTATTCGTCTACATGTTCGACAACAGCAGGTTCAAGGAATGGCTGTGCCCTGCTCTTACTGGTGCCCATTTCAACATACGGAGCATATTCCACATTCGTTCCGATGACTTCCGTGTTCTCATTCTCCTGTTCATGCGTGATGCTGTTACGAAGCCTGCCGGTATCGACCGGACATTCCATTTTTGCGTAGTTTTCCGCTTGCATTCCAATAGCTTCCAACGCTCTCGCAATGGCATTGTCCAACTCTTCCTTTACGAGGTCGATGTTGCTGTTCTTCACCAGCACTTCCATTTCGCTCATCAGCATTCTCCCAATCAGCTTGCTACATCATGTATTCCCTGATATATCTCTTCCGCATCTCTTCGCTCTTGTCTTCCTGATAAGTGATCGGACGGCTCGTTGTCTCCCTGCTTTCCTTCCACTCATCATATGTCATCTTTCCGAGACTCTCGTCATGCCTGAGATTTGTGTCGGATACATCAATCTCAAATCCATCAATGTCATTCAACAGCGTGCAACGGCAGTTGTAAATGTTCGCCCCGTCCGCATCAGGATCACCCGGAAACATGATTTCCCCCATTTCGTTTTCAAACGGTTCGTCAATCTCCACAGTAACTCCATCAAGTTCCCGGTGCCAGTGCCTCGTTCGCTTGTCCAGTGTCGCGAGCCACTTCTTCTTCGTTTTGATACCCATTTCGTTCGCACGCTTCATCGCATCAATCCTACCGGCATTCTCAACACCTGTTGCCATTGTCCTTGCGTTGCGGATTGCCGCAGCATGTTCGCCGCCGGTGACGTGTTCAAGGCGTTTCGTCAGGTTCGGAATAGACTCGCCCTGGAGGATCCCCTGCAGGATGACGGATTGAATCTGCTTCCTGTCCCATGCCTTGATCTGTCCGTCCCTGATTGCCTTCGCTATATCTTTCCCCGGCTTTCCGTACAGCTTCGGATTGTCTCGGAGCAGCCTTTCCACTGTGTGTCTGTCGTACAGCGAATAGGACGTGTCCAACAGTGACCCCTGCTCAATCTCAAACGTGGAGTAATTGTGATTCAATGCGTACACATCAGGCATGTGTCCATTCACGATGCTTTCCGCAACCCTGTGTGCATTCAGGTAGTCGTTCGCAAGCGCATCCTTCAGTTCATCCCAACGCTGACCGACCATGATTTGACCCTTCCGCCAATCTTGGTACTCCTTCTCCGTCTTTGCACCTTCCGCAACCCATCTCCGCCATATCTCATCCTTCTTGCGGAATCTGGCGAAGTAATCTTGCATCTTGCCGGTCACTTCTTCGTGTGCCTGCTGATACACCTCATGCACCTGCCGCTCCATGTCCGCAATGATCCTGTCGGTTTCACGGTGAGCCGGATCAGACTTCTTCCTCGGCATTCAGATCACCTTCCTCCGGTTCCGGTGTAACGAATCCTCTGTCGACCTCCTGCTCCGTCATGCGTTGGAGAACTTCGTCAACCTTGTCCGCATCGCCCATGAGTGTGAGGATCTTCTCTGTCAGGTACTGGCTGTCCAGAAACTCCGCAGCGGTCACAAGGTTCTGAATTTCCTCTGCCTGATTGACAAGCACGGAACGTGTGAACGTCGGTTTGTCATCGATTCCGGCAATCATCAGAATTCCCTTGATGAATTCAATCACACAGTATTCAAACTCATCCGCCTTGTTGTTCATCGGCTCATATGCCGCCCTGATCTGCGTTGCCGTAGCCGCTCCGCCTGCGATGCTGTCAATGTCTAGTGCCATGTAATCCCTGTACAGATCCTTCCTGAGTCTGTCGAGGATCGCCTCTCTTGCGGCAGACGGGACTTCCAGTGTGTTTGCGGTGATGGTCTGCCCGTCCTGCACGGAAGCCGCCTTGACGGTCTTTATCCGCTGGATGAACTCCGCAAGGTCAATGTCATCCATTCCGCCTGCGTTCTGCACCACCCAGTAGATCTGTGATGCATCATCAATGTCGTTGGCGAATCCGGACTTAATCAGGTCATATGCGTCAATCTGTTCACGGATTCCAACAATCTCTGACTGCTTATATGAGTTGGCGTACAGCGGCACAATCGGAAATGACGGATAGTTCTCGCCGGAATATATCTTCATACCGTCTGCTTCTGAATAGGTGACGTTGATTTTGTACGGACGCTTCTCGTGGAGAATCCTGCCCTCGCCCTCGACCCAAATGTAGTCCGTGTATCCGTCAATCTCGTACAGCGTTGCCCTGAGCGGCTTCTTCGCATCAATCTGCCAGAATCGCACGCCTGCAGACAGCGCACCGTTTTCCTCATCAAACATCGGAGCGAACTCGAGCACGGAGAACACTTCTATATGATCAAGATTGTAGAAGCCGAAGGAAACAGCACCGATAAGAGCGTCCTTTCCTGCTTCCTGCAGTTTGGTGTCGAAGTCATCACCAAGCTTTTCAGCAGTGCCCTCCTGCTTCCACGTTACGCCGTTTCCAAGCAAATACTGCGTCTGCTGCGTCACGAAACGGTTGAAATAGTTTGACGGAATCTTATAGTTCGCTGACCAGTTGTCTGGAACCGCCTTGCCCGAAATCGTGTAGAGCAGTTTCTGATACTGCGTGATTGTCCGGTTCTTCCGTCTTGCGTATTCATCCGCAATCTTTGCGGTCTTGTACATCTCTGTTGTCATGTGGTCGTTTATGATTCGGCGGACAAAAGCCATGCGCTCCTGCTCACCTTCGCCGACCGCCATTAAATCCTGATACGTTAGCATTGCCCCACCTCACTCACAATAACACGGAGTAATCTGCGGACCGTCTCGGCACCGCAATTCCTGTTGATTTTACAAAGTACCTTGTAGCATCCATCAAATGGTCTGCTTCTTTGACCGGCTTATCCTCACCGGCCTTGTCATCCCAGACATAGCCCTGCGCTTCCTGCTGCCAGTTCTGACAGATTGGAGATATCTTGATGATTCCCTTCTTCAGCGCCGTGGCTGTCTCCCTGATCCCGTCCGCTACTGTGTTGTTGGCGTGCTGGACACGATAGCCGCCACGTTTCTGCAGGAGCGTGATGAAAGAAGCCGCTGACGGATCGATGTATGTTCGGATCCTGCCGTTGGTATATGGCTCCACGAATGCATCAAGGTCAATCGCATACTCTTCGTCCGTCTTCTGAATGCCCTTGTCCCTGCCGCTGTAATAGTATTCGTCCACAGCATACCATGTGGAGCCGTATTTACCCCACAGAATCGCCGCAAACGCATTTCTGGTTCCGTAGTCTATCGACAGCCGGTAATCGTCCGCAAGGGCATCAGGCGGTTCCTCAATGGCATCCTCGTACATTGGATAAATCAGGCCTTCCGCCAGTGTCCATTCGCCCCTGATGTATCTGCCGTAATAAACCGTCCCCTCATATTCCTTGCAGAGGTTGTCCACGAATTCCTTTGGAAGGAACGGATTGTCGAATATGACGTACTTCTGAATGTACGCATCGATGTCCGGATTGTCGATAAACTCCTTCAGCCAGTGTCCGGGATACTCCGGGTTGCAGGCTCCGTCAAAACAGGAATAGGCTTTGTCCAGACGGGACTGCAGCATGTGAAACACTTCCGGATTCCATTTTGCTATTTCGTCTCCGTAGCAGTATTTGATGGACATACCCTGTACTTTCGCCACCTGGGTGATCTTCTCTGCTCCCAGGCAGTAAACCGGCACACCGCAGACCATGGCAATGTTCTGGCTGTTGATCGTTCCAACAACCTCATTGGTGTAGATTTCCCGCATCGGCTGCAGGACGTTTCGCTCAATCGTGGACTTACTGACCCCCATGATCATGTTCAAGCCTGCTTCGTCCTTCAGCATCCTGAGACGGTACGGAATCATGTAGGCGATATCCACGAAGGACTTGCCGGACCGGACGGCACCTACTTTTAAGTTCCATCGTCTGTCCGCTTTTCTGATGTATTCATTCTGTTTCCGACTCAAATGCATTGCTGCGCACCTCTCTCAGGATTTTGTCCAGCTTGTCGAGGGCTTCCTGTCCCTGCTCTGGATTGTCCTGCCCGATGATGTGGAGGATCGTCTCATAGGCCCTGACAGCCGCCGCTCCCTGCTTGGGTGTCTTAGCAATCGTAAGCATGGATTTTGTCAGGCTCTGCGCATACGTCATCTCCGTCCCCGGAACGTCCTCCTGAAGCATCATTTTCATGAGTTCACGCATGTCTGCCTTGGCTTTTCTGGCCTTTCCAGAGTTGATTCCACCCTTCCTTCCTGCTTCCCTTGCTTCTTCCTTGCTTCTCTTGTTCATCGGAATTAAGTTCTCGTGTCCCTTGTTTTTTTCATCCATTTCTACCTCACTCGCTTACTGATATACAAAAAAAGAGCCGCAAGAAAACTCCTACGGCTCTGGCTCTTATGGCTCATGGCTCTTTATCTTCACTGGTATCTGTTTTTTGCACTTCTTGCAGTAGAGATAAAGCGTGTCGCCCTTTTGGTATGCGACCACCTTTCCGCAATCGCATTTTACCTCTGTATAATTGTATAGTAAACTTGATGGATTTTCAAGATGTTTTTGCATTATTCTCTCTCCTGTCGAGCCAAGGCGCTTTGTGCCAGCTTTTACAGGTATC